CTCCCCAATCTCAAAATTAAATATTGGTTTATCGACATTAAAGAACCCAACTTCACTTGAATCTTTTCCAATAGATACCACACTAATTCCTTTTTTATTCAACTCAGATGTTAATTTCATCCACTTTTCTGCGTCCCAAGTTCTACTCGGCCAGTTCTGTACTGGATGAATTAAAACATACTTTTCAGGTAAATCTTCAATTGGTTCGTATTCATTAGGAATGTAATCCAACCCCATTTCATCTTTGGTTAACATAAACCCAAGTTTAACAGCGTGATATTGTCTAATATCCATTCGGTTGTGTTTGTATTCAACACCTTGAGAGTTCTTTCTACCACCTTCGTAAAATGAATTATGGACGATAAAGTTATCGTCCTTTCTGATAAAATCTAAGTTTATTACAGATGAGTCGTAAACTTTTTCTACGTAAGGGTTGTTTGAGAATAGTTCGGGGTGTTTGGTAATTACAACGATTTTTGAGTTGTAAGCGTCGTATAATTTTCTAATCACGGGTGTAGAACATAAACTATCACCTAAGGCGTTACACTCGGACAAATCCAAACAAATCTTTTTCATAGGACAATAATAAGGGAAACCCTTAAAAATTACAGATTAATTCTAACCTATTTTCTATTTAAGGTAAACATAATCACCATATATTTATTGATAATGGAATCAGTTGTTATATATTCGGCGGAAGGTACCCCACCATTTCAAATTAGTCTTTGTGATATGACCAATACCTTCTGTTATATTGTGGGTATTGATGTAACAACTTTTCCGGTAACCCTACAGGTTCCACCACCATTACAGAATGTTAATCAGATGTTGGTTTCTATTAAGGATGCTTATTATTGTAATACGTTCCAAACATTATCATTCTTAACACCGACCCCAACTCCGTCACCAACCCCAACACCAACACCAATTGTTTCTGATTGTCGTTGTATCACATTTGATAACTCGATGAATAATTTGGACTACGATTTTAGTTTAAACTTATGTAATGGGTCGTTATTGGAGGGTGTTATCTATTCTGGTACTACCTTATACTATTGTGGTAATTCACCTTCTGTTGAACCTGAGGTGGGGGTTACTATAGGTGCTCCATGTTCGAGTGGTAGCTGCCCAACACCTACACCAACTCTTTAAAAAATCTTTATTAGATTTACAGAACAAATCTTAACTTTATTCCTTTTTCAATTACATTTTCCACAAAAGGATTAATGTATGAGAATTTTTATTCAAATAGCGTCGTATCGCGACCCCGAGTTGGTTAAGACAATCAAGTCAATTTTAGAAAACGCCAAAAACCCAAAAAATTTAAGATTCGGTATTTGCCGACAATATCACCCTGAAGATGGTTTTGATTCTTTAGAAGAGTATAAAGACGATACTCGTTTTAGAGTTATTGATGTTTTATATTCGGAATCTAAAGGTGTTTGTTGGGCAAGAAACCTAACCCAAACTTTATATGAAGGTGAGGAATATACGATGCAAATTGACTCCCACATGCGTTTTGCAAAGAATTGGGACTCTGAGTTTATCAAGATGATTAAACAACTTCAAAAGGACGGGTTTGAGAAACCTTTGTTAACAAGTTATGTATCATCATTTAACCCTGAGAACGACCCTGCAGAACGAGTTAAAGAACCGTGGAGAATGGTATTTGACCGATTCATTCCTGAAGGTGCGGTATTCTTCTTACCTGAGATTATACCTGGATGGGAGAAGATGAAAAAACCTGTACCGTCACGTTTCTATTCAGCTCACTTCTGTTTTACATTAGGTCAGTTTTCTGAAGAAGTACAACACGACCCTGAGTTCTATTTTCACGGAGAAGAAATTTCAATTGCGGTTAGAGCTTACACGTGGGGTTATGATTTATTCCACCCACATAAGACTTTGGTTTGGCACGAATACACTCGTAATGGTAGAACAAAACAATGGGACGACGACCCTGATTGGGGTAATAAAAATGTTCGTTCACACCAAAAGAATAGAAAGTTATTTGGTATGGACGGTGAAGGTATTACCGACATGGGTAAATACGGATTCGGCCCTGTTAGAACATTAAGAGATTATGAAATCTATTCGGGTCTTCGTTTTGATAACCGCTCAGTCCAACACTATACACTAGATAAAAACTATCCACCTAACCCTACTATGTTTGAAACAGAACAAGAGTGGTTAGATAGTTTTGCAACAATATTCAAACATTGTATCGACCTTGACTATTCTTTGGTACCTGAAAAAGATTACGAATTTTGGGTGGTTGCATTTCACGATGAAAACGATGAAACAATATTCCGTGAAGATGCCGATACCGATGAGATAAACCGAGTTATGAATGACCCTGATGGTTATGGTAAAGTATGGAGAACATTCCAAACATCTGTTAAACCTACTTATTGGGTTATATGGCCTTACTCAAAATCTAAAGGTTGGTGTGATAGAATACAAAATTACTTATAATATATGAATATAGCTGTATGCCAATTTTATACCCCTAATGTATCATACGGGGAATATGCTGAAAAAATTAATGAAAAATATTGTCAGGATAATGGTTATAACTACTACGTAGAAAAAGACCCTAATAAAATTAAGAGTAAGATTCCCGACCGTTCATGGACATGGTACAAACCACATCTTATTAGAGAGACTTTAGAAAGATTCCCTGAGTCGGATTATGTTTTGTTTTTAGACATTGATGCAATTTTCTGTAACAACTCAAGAAGAATAGAGGAATTTATTACTGATGATTTTAGTATTTTAATGACCAGAGACCACGGACCATCATTGGTTAATGCCGGTGTTATGATTGTTAAAAATAACGATTATACACAGAGGTTTTTAACTGAGTGGTGGGATATCTGTGAAGAATACCCTAAATATAAAGAAGGTTTATGGCATGACCAAACTTGTATTGGTTTATGGCACGAAAGACTAGAAGATAGAAGTCAATTTAAGATAATCGACCATAACGATTTAAACGCTCGTGAATATAGTGAAAGTCATTTTATATTTCACGCCTTCTCTTACGGATTAGTCCAAAACAGAACAATAGATGTTATCTATAACAAAAAGTTTGGTATTGAGGTTGTTTTTGAAACTAAAGACCTGGTTCAAATAGCGAACCATTTTGGTACTGACAAACAACATTTTCATCATTACTACGAAAGATTTTATAAGAAACTACTAAAAGATTATCAACCAAAATGTGATATTTTAGAAATTGGTGTTTTAGATGGTGCATCACTTAGAGTTTGGAATGAATATTTTGATGAAGGTGTTATTCACGGTATTGATATTAATGGTTACCAATCAGATTTAGAACGAGTATGGATGTTTAATGTCGACCAGTCAAATGAACAATCATTATACGACTTTTCAAGTAATGGGTTTATGTACGATGTTATTATTGATGACGGTTCACATAAAATGAAAGACTTACAGATAACCGCTCAAATTTTATTTGAAAATGTTAAACCTGGTGGTTATTTGGTGATTGAAGACTTACAAACGTCAATTGAGTGTAGAATGCCTGAAAAAGAAATCTTTGGTTGGGGTGACCCTGAAAAAACTACATGTTTAGATATGTTACAAAGTATTATTGACGGCAACCCTGTAACTGATTATAAAACTGAAAGATGGGAATCTTTTATTAACAATATAGAATCAATCTTTATTTCTAATGATAGAGAAGATTCAATTTATGCAATTATTAAGAAGAAATGAATGTAATCGTTTATCACATATTTTGTGCGGGTAATTACCAAGAAATCGTTAAATCACAACTTAACAGAATGATGTCGACAGGGTTATTCCAATGGTGTGACCAAATGGAAGTATCTTGTGTTGACCCTGAAGGAAAATACGAAGGTATTGACGAAATATTTGATGGTTTGGGTAAAGTTAATTTATTTAAAACAACTCATAATACCTATGAGTATTGGGGTATTAAGAAAGTATGGGATTTATCTCAAGAACATGATGGTAAAGTATTTTACATTCACGCCAAAGGTGTTACAAACAATTATAAAAATAAAGTTACTAAAGAAATATCAAACTGGAAAGTTGAGGGTATTGAGTTATGGAGAGATGCTATGGAGTCCCACTTAATCGATAATTACCCCCAATGTGTTTCAGACTTAGATGAATATGATACTTGTGGATTAACTTGTAATGGTAATTGGTATTGGGGTAATTTTTGGTGGGCAAATCTATCATTTGTGAGAGAAAATCCTGAACCTGTTCATGGTGACAGATGGTATTTTGAGGCTTGGTTACATTATGCAAGACATTATAAAGGTAAAGAATATTTACATTTCGAGTGGAACCCTTATTTCACTAATTTACCTGTTGAGGCTTACGTTAATGAAGATTTTTTTAAGAATAAAGAGGTGGAAATTATTAACGGATTATTTGGTGCGACAGGCATCCAACAAGACGAAGGATATCCTGAGAATTACCCTATAGACCAAGTGGATGTGACTGAAAAGTTAATTGAGAATTTCAATTTAAACGATGGTAAAGAACTTAATATTAGAGTTGATACTAACACATTAGGTGAGCCTGCTCACGGACTACGTAAGTTCTTAGTAATGATGATTAGGATTGGTGAACAAACATATAGAATAACTTACAACGAAGGTTTTAACGTTGGTCTAAAATTTAATTAATATGAAATCAAATATAACTATTGTAACAGGATTATGGGATATGGGTAGAGGTGATTTACCCGGATGGGCTAATAGAGACTTCCAACACTATAAAGATAGATTTTTTGAGATGTTAGAAACTGATGCTCAGATGTGTATTTTTATACCACAAGATTTAGAAGAAGATGTTAGACGTATTAGGGGTGAAAAACCGACAAGGATTTTTATTAAAAATTTAGAGGATTTCGAAACATGGAACCCATTCTTCAATAAAATTCAAGAAATCAGAAATAATCCTCAGTGGCGAAACTTTACCGGTTGGTTAGTTGATTCACCACAAGCTGCTCTTAAATACTATAACCCTATGATGTTTACCAAAATGTTCATGCTGAATGACTCGGCCATCATGGACCCATTTGGTAGTGATTATTTCTTTTGGATTGATGGTGGTTTAACTAACACCGTTGGTAAAAACTATTTTGTTGATGAAAAGGTTTTAGATAATTTGGATAACTATGTTATTAAACACGAAAATAAATTCGTCCAAATATCTTACCCATATACATCAAACGATGAGATTCACGGTTTTGAGCGTAGAGCGATGGCCAGACATTGTGGTGTTGATTTTGTTAATTATGTTTGTCGTGGTGGATTCTTCGGTGGACACAAAGATAGAATTCACGAGGTAAACATGTTGTATTATAACATTATGGAATCAACATTAAATGAAAATTTAATGGGTGCTGACGAATGTTTATTTACAATTTTAGCACATAAATACCCAATCGTCAGTCATCGTTTTGAGATTGATGGTAATGGTTTGGTTTGGCCGTTTTTTGAGGAATTAAAAAAGTATAACGATGATTCGGTTAAACACGACACATCGTTTTCAAACCCTGACAACGTTGGTTTATATGTAATTACTTTTAATAGTCCAAAACAATTTGAGACATTGATTACCTCGATGTTACAATATGATGACAATTTCATTAATAGACCTAGAAAAATTTTATTGGATAATTCAGGTGATTTATCTACAACACAAAGATACATTGAGTTATGTCGTCAATATAATTTTGAACATGTTAAAAAAGATAATTTAGGTATCTGTGGTGGTAGACAATGGATTGCGGAAGATGCTGAACAAAGAGGATTTGATTTTTATTTCTTCTTCGAAGATGATATGTTTTTCTATCCAAAACAAGGTGATGTGTGTAAAAACGGATTCAATCGTTATGTAAAAGATTTATACAAACACTCAATATCAATTGCTCAAAATGAGAATCTTGATTTCTTAAAACTTAACTTTACCGAATTCTATGGTGATAACTCAACACAGTGGAGTTGGTATAATGTCCCACAAAAAGTTAGGGATGAGGTTTGGCCTGAGAAGAATCAATTACCTGAAAGAGGTTATGACCCAAATGCGCCAAGAACAGAATTCAAACATATCAAGTCTTATAATGGAATACCATATGCGTTAGGTGAAGTTTATTATTGTAACTGGCCTCAGGTGGTGACCAAAAAGGGTAATACGAAAATGTTCTTAGACACAAAGTGGGGTCATCCTTACGAACAAACGTGGATGAGTCATATGTTCCAAGAATCAAGAAAGGGTAATTTATCAACAGGTATATTACTAATGACACCAACAGAACACGACCGATTTGATTTTTATGATGGTTCGTTGAGAAAAGAAAGTTAATTTATTTCTTAATTCAAAGTATTTATAGTTAAAACTATAGATGGAATTTTTCATTAAGAAGAACGCGACGTTACCTGTATTAAAATTACAAGTTGTTAAAGACGGTAGAAGTGACTATAATAGTTTCATGAAAACTATTGAGGAATCTGCCATATTCTTCTCAATGGTTGATGTTGACACTGGCATTCCAAAAATTAGTTCAAGACCCGCAGGTTTTGTTGAGAAAACCCTTTTAGACCCAAACGCATCACCTGAATATTACATCTATTATCAATTTACAAATAAGGATACTAATAGAGTCGGTCGTTACGAAGGTCAGTTTATGTTACGTAATGATGACGGAGTTTTAATCGTACCTATTAGAGAGTCTTTATTTATTAATGTCCAAGAATCATTTATTGCCGACGACTTAGAGTATTCGAGTTGTTATGTCTCAGAGTTCCCGTGTTGTTTACCATACGCAACAACAACCACGACTAATCCACCTATTACAACAACTACTACGGAACCACCAGTAACTACAAGTACAACAACTATTACACCTCCGTACACAACAAGTACAACAACATCTTCTTGTTTAACCTGCACCACTGGTTCATCATTACCACCGATTGGTCAAAGTAGAACATATAATGGTGTGTTATTAACCGGCTCTGGTTCAGGGTATGTTTCTGGTTCACAAGTACCATCAATACCTACTTGTTACTCTAACTGGGATGGTCCCGTTTTAGGAACTACGTTTTTAGGTAGACTAAATACCACAATACCATCACCATTTATTTACGAATTAAGTTTCGGTGAAAATGTGAATAATGTTAGTTTCAGATTTATAAATTACTCAGGGTTCCCCCCAATGTATAGAGAAACCTTTACAATAACACTATACCAAGATAATGTGGAGGTACCATTAACAATTAACCCTTGTGAATATTGTTGTGCAGAAATTATTGGTAATACCATTTTAGCCACCGACGGCTCAGGATGTCAAAATGGTAGTGGTATTTTCAGGTTTGAGACCGAAGTATCATTCAATAAAGTTAAAATAGAAGGTCCTGGTGGGGGTGGTGGAACATTCTTAGATGTTTGTCAAGACTCAATTATACCGGTCTAAAAATATTTTACTTAAATCACATTCCTAATTATATTTCTATTATGGAAAAACCTATTGTTTATAACGCCCTTGAGTGTAGGGAATGTAATGTACCCAAAGGTTGGGGACATGAAGTTATTTTTGAGAATAACGAATTATATTGTGGGAAGTTGTTGGTGTTTAAGAAAGGTTGTAAATTCTCAATGCACTACCACATGATTAAAGACGAAACTTGGTATGTTGATAAAGGTGAGTTTATCTATAGATGGATTGATACCGAAAAAGGTGAAGTTCAGGAACGACACTTAAAAGTTGGTGATACCGTAAGACAATTACCGGGACAACCACATCAGTTGGAGGCTTTAACTGAAGGTACTATTTTTGAGGTGTCCACAGAACACTTCGATTCTGATTCACATAGAGTTTGGTTAGGTGACGTACTTAAGAGTGAATGATGTTAATATTACTACGACCATCATCCCAATATGACTCATCACCATACCAAACAAAAATTTCTTCATTCGGGTGAATAGTTCTATTAGCAATAAATAGAAATGTTCTAGAATCCTGTTTAGATATCCAATATGCGTTTGCGTTATTACTATGGTTATATAATGAACCATACCCCAATGATATAACTTGTTCGTCAGGTTCACTACCCTGAGGCCAATTAAACCTATAATCAATTAATAATGATGTTGATTCGCCTTTAGATATTGGTAAAGTTAATATCGGACATTCCTCAATAATTTCACCTTCATTTATAGTTTCTTTTGCAAAGACACCCCATCCGTGAACTGGTGATTTATCAATATAGATTTTTTTTGGGGTTATTATGAGTGATGACATACTATTTCTTTTAATCAATTATACTTTATTTTTTGATAAAATAAAATCAATAATGGTAAGAGTTTGGGTAAACGGAACATTTGATGTATTACATAGAGGTCATTTAGAACTCTTAGAATTTGCATCATCACTTGGTGAAGTTCGAGTCGGTATTGATACGGACAGTAGAGTTAAAGAACTGAAAGGTTCTGGTAGACCCGTTAATAGTTGTATTGATAGACAATACTTTTTATCGAGAATTAATGGTGTGACCGACGTTGTAACTTTTGATTCTGATTTTGAATTAACCGAACACATTAGATTGTGGGGGCCCGACTTCTTAGTTGTTGGCTCTGATTATAAAGATAAAAAAGTAATTGGTTCTGAACATGCCAAAGAAATAATCTACTTCGATAAACTAGATGGTTACTCATCAACAAAAATTATAAATTATGGTCAAAGCATTAGTGGTCGGTGAATTAGGTACCGACAGATTTGTTTATTGCAAAATAACTCGTTTATGTCCTGAAGCACCTGTTCCTGTATTAAATCCTATCGAGATTAAGGAAAATAAAGGTATGGCTGGTAACGTCGTAGAAAACTTAAATGCTTTGTGTGATGATATTGAAGTTGTTCATTGGCATCAATCTACCAAAATTGAAAAAACTAGATTTGTTGAGAAAAAGAGTAATCAAATGATTACCCGAGTTGATGATGGTGAAATCAATAGATGTGACACCTTAAATTTCTTATCGTCAAGACAAAAGAAGACTATTGGTAAATCTGACTTTGTAGTTATTAGTGATTACAATAAAGGTTATTTAGACCAAACAATTATTGATGAAATATCAAAACTTGCAAAATTGACAATTATGGATACTAAGAAAAAATTGTCAGGGTCTATGATTATGGATATTGATTTCATCAAACTAAATGAAACTGAATATCTGAATAACAAAGAACTTGTGGATTTGTACCCTGAAAAGTTTATAATTACTTTAGGTTCCGAGGGATGTATGTACAACCATGTGGTTTACCCAAGTAGTAATCCAAAAGAAACTATTGACGTTAGTGGTGCCGGTGACACATTTACCGCTTCGTTTATTTTAAAGTACCACGAAACCAAAGACATCCCATCATCTTTAAAGTTTGCGAATGACATGGCAGCAATCGTGGTTTCAAAAAGAGGAGTGGCAACCCCCTAATTTTTCAAAACCCGTTTGACTTATTTGTTTGATAAGAATATATTTATAAGGGTAAGGTAAATGTCGTCTTTGTGCGACAGCTAATACACCACTCTTAAAAATAATTAAAATGATAAGTCAAGAAGAAATTAAATCCTTCCTCGAAGGTAATGACCCCGAAGAACATATTGTCGCGGTCGAGTTCGATTATGTTACGGACTCAATTTACAAAATCAAAGAAATTCCTGGTCAGGGTAAAGTTATTAAGAAAGATTCGTTCACCGCATTTGCATGGGTCGGTGATTTACGAGGACTTAACTTTTACAAAACATCCAAAGATTTACAGAAAGAAGCGATGACCAAATATGGTATCGTGATTGATAAGTTAGAAACCAAAGGTGATGAACGACTTGAGAATGGTCTTAAGTATATGGTTAAATCACTTAAAGGTTATCGTACACTTATCCAATTCTTCCGTGATGGTGGATTAGACCCGTGGTCAGATAAAGCTAAAGATAAGATAATGGTATTACCCCCTGTAGAACAATACCTCATCTCAAGAGAGAAACGATTGTTCAAAGGGTATGAAGAATACAATGATATCACCAGACTCGGATTCGACTTAGAGACGACCGCTCTAGAACCAAAAGACGGTCGTATCTTTATGATTGGAATCAAAACCAATAAAGGATTCCAAAAAGTTATTGAATGTGCCGACGAAGACCAAGAAAGAAAAGGTATCGTTGAGTTCTTCAGAATTATTGATGAACTTAAGCCTTCAATCATCGGAGGTTACAACTCAGCGAACTTCGACTGGTATTGGATTTTCGAGAGATGTAAAGCTCTTAATTTAGATATCAAACGTATCGCTAAATCACTAAACCCCCAACGACCAATCGCCCAAAAAGACGGATTGTTAAAATTAGCCAACGAGGTTGAGCGTTTTACACAAACTAACCTTTGGGGTTATAACGTAATTGATATTATCCACTCAGTTCGTAGAGCACAGGCAATCAATTCAAGTATTAAGTCGGCAGGTTTGAAGTATATTACTCAGTATATTGATGCTGAAGCTCCTGACCGTGTATACATTCCCCACGAAGACATCGGGTCTATGTATAGAGATAAGAACGAATATTGGTTAAACGTTAAAAATGGGAAATATAAAAGGGCTGACCGACCTGAGTTCAAAGACTTAGATAAGAAATTTCCTGGTACTTATATAAAAGTTACGGGTGATAACATCGTAGAGAGATATCTTGACGATGACTTAGAAGAAACGTTAACTGTGGATGACGAGTTCAACCAGGGTACGTTTCTACTCGCATCGATGGTACCAACGACATATGAGCGTGTAAGTACAATGGGTACGGCGACTCTATGGAAAATGATTATGTTGGCGTGGAGTTACAAACACAAATTGGCGATTCCACAAAAAGAAGAAAAGACTGAGTTCGTTGGTGGTTTATCACGACTACTTAAAGTGGGTTACTCAAGAAACGTATTAAAACTTGACTACTCTTCACTATACCCATCTATTCAGTTGGTTCACGATGTATTCCCTAAGTGTGACGTTCTTGGTGGTATGAAAGGAATGTTGTCTTACTTCCGTAATGCTCGTATCATGTATAAGAACTTAGCATCTGAGTGGTATGATAAAGATAAGAAGAAGTCACTTTCTTATGACCGTAAACAATTACCAATTAAAATCTTTATCAACTCGATGTTCGGTGCATTGTCCGCTCCACAGGTATTTGCTTGGGGTGACATGTATATGGGTGAACAGATTACCTGTACGGGTCGTCAATATCTTCGTCAAATGATTAAGTTCTTCATGAAACGTGGATACACCCCTCTTGTGATGGATACGGATGGTGTAAACTTCTCTAAACCTGAAGGGTGGGAAAACCGTCGTTATATCGGTAAAGGATTAAACTGGAAGGTTAAAGCAGGTAAAGAATACACAGGTGATGATGCAGACGTTGCCGAATTCAATGATTTATTCATGAGGGGTGAGATGGCATTAGATACTGACGGAACTTGGCCTTCGTGTATTAACTTGGCTCGTAAGAACTATGCGGTTATGGAGGCGAGTGGTAAAATCAAACTTACGGGTAACACCATTAAATCAAAGAAACTACCGTTATATATCGAGGACTTCTTAGATAAAGGGGTAAAACAATTACTCGAAGGTAAAGGTCAGGAGTTTGTGGAGTGGTACTACGAATACATTAACAAAATCTTTAACAAGGAGATTCCGTTAATGAAAATTGCTCAACGTGCTAAGGTTAAGTTGTCGATGGATGATTATAAGTTCCGTTGTACTCAAAAGACCAAAGGTGGTTCACTTATGAGCCGTATGGCTCACATGGAGTTGGCGATACAACACAAACTAAATGTTCAGTTAGGTGATGTTATCTATTACGTAAATAATGGTACCAAAGCTTCACAGGGTGATGTTCAAAAGGTTAACAAACTAAAGAATGGGTGGAGAAAAGACGACATCGAATACTACATGGCCGCAAATGGAAAACTTCCCGATGATACAATGGATTCTATGGTTAGAATCAATTGTTATATGTTAAACCAAAACGAGATTGAGAATAACCCCGATATGAAAGGTGATTATAATGTACCAAGAGCAATTGTAACATTTAACAAACGTATCGAACCTCTACTTGTTGTGTTTAAAGAAGAAATTAGAGAAAACCTTTTGGTTACTGACCCTGAAGAAAGAGGGTTCTTCACTAAAGAACAATGTGAATTGATTAATGGGGTTCCTTTCAAAGAAGGAGACCAAGACAGACTACAAGAGGATGTTTTAGATATTAGTGAAGGTGAGTTAAAGTATTGGGCTAAACGTGGTATTGACCCTAACTATATTTACGACTTAGCTTCTGAAGGGTGGGAAGAACACATTATTTAACCCATCTTAATACCGTCAGAAGATGCAATGTACCAATTACCTTTAATAAAGTAAAATTCAACACAGGCACCTCTATCAATATCAACCTCATCCCAATCTTCATCAATAGCTCCTTTATCAGGGGCTATTGTTACTTTGGTTAAAGCCTTAATGATTACGTGTTCTGTTGTTTGTGAATTTAAAGTTAGACGACATTCAGGTGTCCCTTTAACAACAATAAATTCTTCACCATTAGTCGAGTAAGTTGATGAGGTTACGATTTTAGTTAAATCAACCTCTTCATTCATTCTTGCACTCATAATGGTTTCAATATCTCTATTTGAGTATAGTTTTTCACCAACAAATTTTCTACCGAAATTTCTTCTCATACTACCCATATTAAATCACATATATTTGACGAGGCATCGCTCTAAACTTAAGTTGTTTGTTTAAGTTTTCGGCCAATAGGGCTTCTCGTTCCATAACTTTATCAGGTTTTAATCTGGTTAAAGTACCTTCAGCACCTGTTAATTCCTCAATCAATTTCATCTTTTCATCTTTACCTTCAGTTAATAAACTTTGGTAATCCATTGTCAATTCTGAATCAGGTGTTTTAATGTTACCTGAGAACTTACCTCTAACACGACCTAATGTTTCTTTACAGGTCGCAATGAAGTAACGTCTAACCCATTGTTGTGCAGGGTTATTTAAATCAACCCAAGACATTTTATCTAATGGAACGTCTGACGGCATTTTAATAATGTCAGGATTGTTTTTAAGACACTTATCTCTATCATCAGGACCAACGTCGTAATACCAATACCAAACTTTACCTTTCATTAACTCAGCGTTACCAAAGTCAAACTTACCACCTGGTGTGTTCATTAAGTGGATGGCCTTTTTACCCTCAGGTAAAGCTGTTACACGATAAGTTAATTCACCGGCAATAATTCTTCTTTGGATGTTAATCTCTTGCATTCTTAATAACATATCAAAAGCTGGCATCATAAAATAAGAACCTGACATACCCATTTGTGAATAACCTGCCGGACCACCAAGACCAGCCCCACCTAAGGCTCCGAATGACCAAGGGTCGAATAACATGTTATTCAATTCTGAAGGTGTAAACCATAATAATTCATTTAACTCACGACCTGCAGGAATTTCATAGATTTGTTGGTTAGGAACCAAATTAATATAATCTTTTTTCAAAACCCAATCACCACCAGCTTGTAAACCAACGATTTTAGAATATGCGTAGGTATAACGAGTTTCAAAATCTAAACTCTTGGTGACGAATGCTCGAGCCAAAGACTGAGTCTCAACATTAAGACCCCAAAGGTTTGACCATTGAGATTCGATAAGCCAGTTTTGGATATATTGTGAATAGTCGTCAATGGCGAACTCAAGTAGAGTATCCATTTGTTCGTCCTCTAATTCAACTGAACGTAAAGGTGCACCAAGTACGTGTCTTACCCTTGTGTAAAGTTTACTTCTTTCTGGTTCTGGAATAATTGACATAGTTTGTTTTCTTTATAAATATCAATTCAAAGAATAAATTAAATCTTTCTCAGGGAAAACGTATTGTCCATCAACAATCTTGGTATTCTTATTTCTAAAAACAACAACATCTTTATTGTTTTTTGTAAAGATTAACCAATCAGTCGAATACTTTTTAACATTTGCAGAACCGAATACGTGAATGAATCCGTCAATCTTTTTAAGTGATGTGAATGGTTTAATCTGTGAAGTGTGAGTTGTCCCTGCAACATCGATTTCACAATCAATACCACCAATCATATCTTCACGACTACCTAATTTACCAATCGCTCTAACATTATCTTTACCAAATTTCTTTTTAAGAATATCAACGGTGACATCCTCTCTTTTTTGACCCCAACTATCCGTCTGAGTTAAGATTCTCATTAGGTTTTGGAATGTTGCGGATTCTCTGTTAAAGATTCTGAATTTGTATTTGTCTAAAATATTAACAAGTTTTTTAACTTCATTAACTTGTTCTGCAGGTGTAAGACCAACCATTTGAATTTTTGGTTGATTTGCTTTATCTAACACGGTATTCACATCGTTAAGTAAAACACAGAAACAACTATAGTTTGTGTTTAACTTATTGATAACTGAACGACCTTCACCTTCTAAATTATAGACACCCGCCATTTCACCTTTAGCAAATTCATTTACATTAAAGTAATTGTCGGGAAAAACTTCTCTAAGAATCTTGTTGATTGAAACTTTGAAGATGTCCTTAACTCGTGGATTGATATTAAAGACCATTCTAATCGCTTCGGTTTCTTCACGACTACATCTTTCAGATTTACCTTCACTTAACACGGTTCTTAGGTTTTCAGTTTCATTCAACTTCTTCTCCATTCTCATAGAGTAGAGTTTATTAACGAATTCCCAATTAACACATAACCAAAAGTTCTTAATATATTCGTCACGTTTGTTACGATATTTTAAGTAATAGGCATGTTCCCATAAATCAAGACCCAATAACGGATAACCCCCATCTTCAACCACGTTCATAAGTGGATTATCTTGGTTTGGTGTTGAAACAATTTTTAATTTATTACGTTTAGTTAAAACTAACCAAACCCAACCTGAACCAAATCTTTCTTTGGCAACTTCCTCAAACTTATTTTTGAATGTTGTATAAGTTTTAAAATCTTTTTTGATTTGTTTAAGGACTTCACCACCGGGGTTCTGAGTTTTTGGGGATAACATCTTCCAAAACAATGCGTGGTTAAAAGCCCCACCCGCATTATTTCTAATTGTTTTATCAAAACGACTGATTGATTTAATAATTTCTTCTAATTCTAAATCACCATATTTTTTCTTACTTAATGCGTCGTTCAACTTTTCAACATAACCTTTATAGTGTTTGTTGTAGTGGACGTTCATCGTCTCTGCGTCAATAAATTTTTTCAGGGCTGAGTAGGAATAAGGTAAACGGTCAATACCGATTTTTTTCATTTCGACTATCAAACTTTCTTTGACAGCCTCCTTTTCCACTTTTTTAATTTCTTCAGAGATTAAATTAATCTTCTCTTCTATGTTTTTCATAAGGCTTATTTTTATAATAAATAAGCGGAAGTTTCAATTTATCCTCGTTTGTTGATACGGTTCATGACTTCTTCTATAAAATCACCCTTATCCAATAGGTTATCACCCATAACAGTTTCAAAAATATTCTTCTTTTTAATTAAGATATCGTAGATTGCCCCCTCGATTGTGTTATCAAAAATGGGGTAATAAACTGACACATTATTTTTTTGACCATAACGAAACGCTCTGTCCTCAGCCTGACTATGGTCTGATGGAACGAATGATAAGTCATTCATAATAACAGCTTCAGCTGCAGTCAAAGTAAGACCAACACCTGCGGCTTTTAAGTTACCAACAAACACTTTAACCTTTTCGTTTTCTTGGAATTGGTCAACCGCAAATTGTCTTGCGGGTTTTGATGTTGACCCGTCCAAACTAACTGCAATTTTACCAAAGTGTTCGGTAATCTTTTTTAATGTGTCCGTAAAATTGGTAAAAATAATAACCTTCTTACCTTGTTCTATAATATTTTCGGCTAACTCTATAGTGTCTTTAATTTTTTCTTCCGCAATAACTTGTCTAACCTTCATCAACTTACTGAATTGTACGGTTAATGATGATGACTCGTCTGTTTTATTTTCGTACCAATCATAATATTCACCCATCAGACCCTCATATAATCTTGATTTGAGTCTTAGGTACACAGGTGATATAATCTTATCAGGTAAATCCAACACTTCGGTCTTCAACCTTCTTAATACTTGTCGAGATGTTCTATCTCTTAATTCCTCTAAATTGGATGCTCCCGTTACATTCCACACTTTTCTTTTACCCGCATTAAACTGATACCCTTGACAATAACGAATGGCATAAGCCATCCAATTCTGAGCCACAGGACTATCAATTAGTTGTAGTAGGTTAAAATAATTCATTGGTCGTGATGTCATTGGGGTACCTGTTAGTAACCACAATCTTTTTACATTCTTAACAAAACTATTAACCAACTTTGTTCTTTGTGCCTGACCATTTTGTATGTAGTGAGCTTCATCAATTACCACCAAACCAAAGTTGGCTTGAGTAATTGGTGATTTGTCTTTGTTCTTTATATCGTAAAAGTTTTTTAGAATATCGTAATTCACAATAACGAAGTCGTGTTCCGTTGAAAAGTTTTTACCTTCAGCAATATACACACTTCTATCAGTGTAATTTCTAATTTCTCTTTCCCAGTTAATCTTAAGTGATGCAGGACAGATGATTAAAATCTTTTCTTCACCTGTTTCTAAAGCTGCGATGATTGTTGAAGTTGTTTTACCAAGACCCATGTCATCGGCCAAGATAAATCTTTTGGTTCCCACCAATTTTTCAATGGCAATCTTTTGGTGTTCAAGTGGGGGACGATGTGAATATTTTGAGTAATCAATTGTTACCACTTCAGTTTTGTGGGTTTTAATTAACGCACCTTTTGGTAACCAAAAATCGTGAATTTCTTGGGTTTCTAAAATCTTACCCCAAACATGATATGATTTATCCTTTTCAACCAACAACTTCTCAACCCAAATTTGTTCAGGTATCGTAGTTAATAATTTTTCGTCAGCAATCTTCTTTGCAAAGTAAGGGTCAAGGTCAACCCACTTCTTAGCGACTTTGGGTTGTACATCGTAATAAGTTGTAATGTAATCGGCTTGAGCTCGTGTTGGGTAGAACTTTTTGTTTGAGTTCTTTTGTTTTTTTAATCTAAGCAAATAGTTGTTACCCCCCTCGTATTTATCAAGGAGGTTAAGTGCTTTTTGCTCTATGGTTAAGTTTATATTTTCCAAAACACAATCGTTCTATTAATTATAATAAAAAACATAATATTTATCAATATGTCGGAGAATAAAGTACCTATTACACGTATCGGAAAGTTTTTTGGTTCCGAAGATTTCAACCTTGATATATCAATGGGTGAGGAATGGTTATATGGCGATATGAATTTCACTTTAGTTCTTTATCGTGTTGACAAACAAAAGACAAAAACTGATGACGTTTATGGTGAAACACTAACTGACGGTATTAAATTTTTACCACCCGTAGAATTTAAGGGTTATGTTCAAGTTAGTGCACCTGAAAATAAATATTTAGGTAACTCTAAAATACAACAATCAGAACCAGGTAATGTAAGAATATCTGTTTATCAAAGACAACTTGATGAATTAGAAATTGATATTAACTATGGTGATTATATCGGGTATTATGAGACCGAAAGCCGTGTTAGATACTATGTTGTTAATGATGACGGAAGGGTTGTGTCTGATAATAAACATACTTATGCGGGTTACAAACCATTCTATAGAACAATTATGGCATCACCTGTAACCAATAACGAATTTAGAGGATTATAATGAAATTTAGAATAACTGAACAACAAGCCAAAAGATTATTCGATAAAGTCGACGATAAAGTTACTTGCTCAGAATGTGGGTGGAAATGGAGTTTATCTGATGGTGGTGATGACCCTTATGTTTGTCATGAATGTGGTCACGACAACGCCAAAAATGAATTTATCGGTAAACGAGTGATGGTTTATTATAACCTACACAAACACACCTTCTCTGTAACATATAAGAGTAAGGTTATTTTACATGCCGACTATGTTAAACTTGGTGATGTGGAGTTTAGAGTTAGAAAAGGTGGGAAAGAAAAAGTTCGTACTGAGAAGGCAAAAAACGTTCACGCATTTGTTATTGGTAAATTATTAGACTATTGTCAGTTCCCTTGTGAAAATATTCCTGAGGAACCAAATAGTAATATCGTTACATATAATCCTTACAAATACGACTCATTTGTTTATAAGGATAGTGAACAACCTGTATATAAAGCCAAAGAGGTTGATATGGTTAACCTAAGAAATAAATTGTTTGTTATTTCTGAAGTTAGAAAGATTGGTATTACTGAACAAATTTCTGAAAGACCAAATAGTTTTACCTATACAACAATTGGTAAATACGAAAAGTTTAATACAAGAAGATATTATTTTAATAACCCATTACCTGTACCAAGTAGTGACACCCCTAATGGTTTAGTTAGTATTAAAGGTGGTAATGGTAATTTTATTTTTAATGAAGATGAGGTTAATTACGACCCCATCAAAAATAAGCTAAGTGTGGACATTTCAAAGTTTGACGAGAAATACCCAAAATCAACTAAAACTAAAGAACCGTCTAAAGTGGGTATTAATTCTACCAACATTAAAAAAGCGTTAGAATTAGCCTTTCCTGAAAATTGGCATCAAGAAGATGAAATCTTCACACCTGGTTTAAGGGATGTATATACCATTGGTGAAAAACTTGGTGATGATGAATCTTGGTCGGTTCTAAATTACTTTGATACCAAAGACGAAATTCATTCGTTAATTTATTTGAAATATATTGAGGAAAACACTGATAAAGACATTGTTGAGTGGATGGTGGATTTATTTAAAAACAATAAAGAATACACGAAATTATTGGTTGATAGACAATGGATGTCAATTGCCAACGGATTAAAACTTGAGAGAGATTCAGTAAACAACTTCTTAAAAAATATTGATACAACAGATATTACTTATTACCCACACGGTTCAAAGATGGACAGATGGGCTGGTGTTGACGTAACCATCAATGGTGTTAACTACCAAATCAAACCACTTAAATCTTACAACACTGAAGAGGGTATTACCATAGTTGATACTTATGGAATGAGAGATTACACCAACAAATCTAAAGTTGATAAGATTGCTTTCGCTAACCCAAGTAAAGTAATTGAGTTTGATAACAAAGATTACGATGTGATTAGTAAGAGTCGTGTAGTATTTAAACAAGAACCAAAAATAACGAAATAAATGCCGTTACCTAAAAAAAGTATAAAGAAGAATATACCTTTAACATTCCCCAAGACTTTATATCCAAGAAGAGAGGAATTGTTAGAGAAGATTAATAAGGATGGTACCTACCTTCCTAAGTCGATTCTTCATGCCGATTTAGACGGGGGTTTTTTGGATTTCGTTAAGAATGATTTAAAGACCGTTGTTGATGGTAAGGTAATACCTATGGTTGATATTATTATTACAACACAAAACTGGTCACAATTTGCCGAAACGTGGAATATTCAAAGTATTGATAAGAACGTTGAGCCACCTTTTATTACTGTCGTAAGAATACCTGAAGTTAAGTATGGTACTAACCCTGCATTACTTTACAACATACCAAATAGAAGACAATATTTTTATGCTCAAGTACCAACTTGGGACGGACAAAGACACGGAGCAGATGTTTATAAAATACCACAACCCGTACCTGTTGATATTAGTTATCAAGTTAAGATTGTGTGTAACCGAATGAGGGAATTGAATCAATTCAACAAAAACATTCTTGAGATGTTTGCGTCAAGACAAGCCTACTCAGTCATTAAAGGACATTATATACCAATTGTGATGGGTAATATTTCTGACGAATCTGTAATGGACATCACAAAAAGAAAATATTATGTCCAATCATATGAATTTACAATGTTAGGGTTTTTAATTGACGAGAATGAGTTTGAGGTTTCACCTGCGGTGTCAAGAATATTACAAGTTGTTGAGTTTGATGCTCAATCAAGACCAAAACAAAAAAGAATTGTTGTAGATAATAAATCGGTAGATATGGATATATTATTTGTAACAGGTAATAATACTATTACAGAAGTTTTTGAATATACCACAGACTCATCTATTAGTGGTACTGAGAATGTTGATAGTTATGATGTTTTTATTAATAATGATTATTATGGTTCAGACATCAATGAAATTCAAATCAACACTAATGATGTTGTTAAGTTTGTAATTACTAAAACAGATAGTAATCTTGAATCAATAATTAAGTTGCGAAACTCAATTATTTAATCCTCACCGTAGATATCAGGTTTACCCTTACATTTATCAAGTATTAGTTTTTCTAAGAACCGATACATTTTAATACCTCTCTTTTCACAATAGGTCTTCAAGACATCGTGTACCTCAACAGATATCTTTAAATTCTTAATCTTTTTGTTGTCATTACTCATGGTAGAAAAAAGGCAGAAAATAGTCTGCCTGAATAATAAATACTTCGTATAAAGTAAAGTATTTTGGGTTTTTTGATAATATTTATAATAAAATAAAATTTAAGAAACAAAAAGACTAATGGCAACAAACAGTAAAGTATTCGTATCACCTGGAGTGTATACATCAGAAGTTGACTTAAGTTTCGTAGCTCAGAGTGTTGGTGTAACAACGTTGGGTATTGTTGGTGAAACCTTGATGGGTCCAGCATTTGAACCAATCTTTATCACTAACTTTGATGAGTTCTCGACTTACTTTGGAGGTACTTCACCCGAAAAATTCATTAATACCCAAATCCCTAAATATGAAGCCGCTTATATTGCGAAGGCTTATTTACAACAATCTAATCAATTGTTCGTAACAAGAATTTTAGGTTTATCAGGTTATGACGCGGGACCATCTTGGTCTATTAGCATTAAAGCTAATGTTGACCCATCAACAATTGACTTCTATTGTGAAGACCCTGTTGTGGTGGATTGTCAACCAGCATGTAACGACTTTTTAACTATTGATTTTGCAATTGATTTCTCAGGTTGTACCAATAGTCTTAACTCAATCGAGTTTTTAGACCCAAGTCAAATTCCTACAGAAATTGCGAACAGAATTGATACTCCTTATGAGTTGTTTGATGGTAGTACGAGTACATTAAGAACGAACATGAATAATCAAATTTTTGATATCATGAATACACCATCAACTGAAGCATCTTCAATCTATTATTATGGTGCAATTTCAGGTGACACTTATGAAGCATTTGCACCAATATTTACAGGTGAAACTAACGTAATGGGTGTTGAGTCAATTGATGCGTCACTTATTAATTATGCCGCACCACAGAACGACCCTTGGTACTACGCATTATTTGATAACTTAGGTAACGCTGCTTACACAGGTTATTCATTCTGGTCAATTGTTACAGGTTTAACTATGACACCAGTTACAACAACAACTACTCAGGCACCTGTAACTACAACTACTACAACTGACCCTTGTGTTACACCTGGTCCAACTACAACAACCACAACAACTACCGTAGCGCCTGTTAATTGTTATACAGGTACATTGATTGGTAGAATCTATGTTTATTCAGGAACGGCATACACCGATTACGATGACGTTGTAATTGCAACACTTCGTTCAAGAGGGTTAGCGACTTACGGTACTGATAACGGTGCGGTATATGAAGTACCTAACTTAAATGACGTTTCTATGGTTTGCACAGGTCAATACTCAGGTGTTACTAAAAACCCATACTCAACATTCGGATTAAATGTGACTAACAAAGATGGTAAACAATTCTTCTTTGAAACTTCATTCCAAAATTCTGACACACAATACTTACCTAAAGTATTTGGTTCTTCTAACTTCGCAAAACCAAGAACAGTAGTTCCTTTATTTGTTGAAGAAAGATTCCAAGCAATGTTAAACTATGGTTGGAGAAAAGGTTACGTTAGAGGTTTAAGTTGTGACCTAACCGCTTTACCTGACGCAAGACAAGGTAATGACCCAACATCAATAGCATTCTACTTAGAACAATACCAATCACCAGAAACTCCATGGATTGTTTCGGAATTACGTGGTAATAAAGTTTACAACTTATTTAAGTTCAGATTAATTTCTGATGGTGATGCAGCTAACACAATGGTTAAGATTTCAATGGCTAACATGTCATTTAATAACGGTACGTTTGATATCTTAGTTCGTGACTTCTTTGATACGGATGCTAATCCAGTTGTTTTAGAGAAATTCACTAACTGTACAATGAACCCAATGGAAAATTCATTCGTGGCACAAAAAATTGGTACTGTTGATGGTGAGTATTTATTAAACTCTAAATTTATAATGGTTGAGATGAACGAAGATGCTCCGATTGACGCATTACCTTGTGGTTTTGACGGATTTAATTTCAGAGAGTATGCGGGTGTTAAACCTCCGTTCCCAATTATTAAGAATAAATATGACTTCCCGGGTGAAGTTGTTTACAACCCACCATTTGGTTTAGCGTCAGGTGCTGACGATATCACAAGAAGTAATGGTGATAATGTACGTAGAACTTACTTAGGTATTTCTGATACTATCGGTATCGACGTTGATTACTACTCTTATAAAGGTAAACAATTACCATTAGATATCTGTACAGACACTACGGGTGAACCTTGGAACTGGAGAAGTAAAGGTTTCCACATGGACATCAACGCATCAGCAATCACAATTCCTGATGTATTTGTAACAAGTGGTACACCAGCATTCGTTTGTGGTGATGCACCATTTACACAAGACCCTGATAACGCAGAAAACCCATACTACAGAATTTACGCTCGTAAGTTCTCGGTATTAGCACAAGGTGGTTTTGACGGATGGGATATCTATAGAGAATCAAGAACTAACACTGACAGATTCGCAGTTGGTAGACAAGGTTACTTAAAAGGTGCTTGTCCTTCAATTAAATACCCAACGGCTACAGGATGGGGAGCTTTCAAACAAATCACTGTGGGTGACGCAACTCAAACATTTGCAAACACTGACTACTACGCATACTTATTAGGTCAACAAACGTTCGCTAACCCTGAAGCGGTTAACATCAACGTATTTGTAACACCAGGTATTGACTACGTAAACAACTCAAACTTAGTTGAGGAAGCAATCGACATGATTGAAACTCAAAGAGCTGACTCACTTTATGTATGTACAACACCTGACTACAACATGTTTGTCCCTACAAGTACTAATCCTCAAGACTTTATTTACCCTCAAGAAGCGGTAGATAACTTGGACAACACTGGTATCGACTCTAACTACACGGCAACTTATTACCCTTGGGTATTAACTCGTGATAGTGTGAACAATACACAACTTTATATCCCTGCAACAGCTGAGGTTACAAGAAACTTGGCGTTAACCGATAACATCGCTTACCCTTGGTTCGCAACGGCAGGTTACACTCGTGGTATTGTAAATGCGGTTAAAGCTCGTAAGAAGTTGACACAAGAAGATAGAGACGTATTGTATCAAGGTAGAATTAACCCAATCGCAACCTTCTCTGACGTAGGTACAGTAATTTGGGGTAACAAAACTTTACAAATTAGACAATCTGCTCTTGACAGAATTAACGTAAGAAGATTATTACTACAAGCTCGTAAATTGATTTCAGCAGTTTCTGTAAGATTATTGTTCGAACAAAACGACGCTAAAGTAAGACAAGACTTCTTAGATGCGGTGAATCCTATATTAGACGCAATCAGAAGAGACCGTGGTTTATACGACTTCCGTGTAACAGTTTCTTCAGACGCAGCTGATTTAGACAGAAACCAAATGACAGGTAAGATTTATATCAAACCAACTCGTTCACTTGAGTTCATCGACATCACGTTCTATATCACTCCGACAGGAGCGTCTTTCGAGAACATCTAATAATTATAAAACAAAGTGGGGTTACAAGCCCCACTTTTTAGCCTAAATTAAAAAAATGAAAGTAAGAAAAATGGTAAAAGAAGGGTTTGACGAATCAGGTACACCCGACATGAAATATTATTCTTTTGACTGGGATGACAATATTGCGGTTATGCCAACAAAAATCGTTTTATTAGACGAAGAAGGTAACGAAGTTGGTATGTCAACAGAAGACTTTGCGGAATATAGAACAGAGATTGGTAAAGAACCATTCGAATATGAAGGACATACCATAACAGGTTTTGCTGACGATGCGTTCAGATACTTCAGAACATTAGGTGACAAACAGTTTATTGTTGATGCAATGACTGCTAAACCAGGTCCTGCATGGAATGACTTCGTAGAAGCAATCAACAACGGGTCAATCTTTTCAATCGTTACCGCAAGAGGTCACCACCCAAACACTTTAAAAGAAGCGTGTTATAACTATATTGTGTCTAATCACAATGGTATTGACTCAAACGAGTTGGTTAAAAATTTAGAGAAGTATAGAGACCTTGCTGACGAAGAACAACTTTCAAAGAAGGATATGATTCGTGAGTATTTAGATATGTGCAGATTTTACCCGGTAAGTTATGGTGAAGGTTCTGCAACAAATCCTGAAGAAGGTAAGATTAAGGCTTTAAAAGAATTTATCCAATATGTGAGAGACTTATCTCAACACATTCATAAAAAAGCATACTTAAAGAATAAAGTATCTAATAATTTTGTAATACCTAGTATTGGTTTTTCTGATGATGACCCTAGAAACGTAGAGAAAGTAAAATCTCATTTTGACCAGGAACCAGATAACATTTTAAAAACTTATTCTACAGCAGGAGGAGTTAAAAAATTACAAAACTAGAAAACTAGATACTTATATGCAATGATAAATTTTTAAAATCCAAAAGTAAATACAAAAAATTTATTTGGTGATATTTATAAACAAAGATAAACAAAAAATAAGAAAAACAAAAAACAACTGAAATGGCTGATTTATTAATGAAAATGCCGATACCTTATGAGCCTAAAAGACAGAACAGGTTCATTCTTCGTTTCCCTACAACATTGGGAATTAACGAGTGGTTCGTAGAATCAACGGCTAGACCAAATATTACTGTTAACCCTGTGGAGATTCCATTCTTAAACACATCAACTTATGTAGCAGGTCGTTTTACTTGGGCTACTATACCTGTAAAATTCCGTGACCCTATCGGACCTTCAGCGTCTCAAGCTTTAATGGAATGGGTTCGTTTATGTGCGGAGTCTGTAACAGGTCGTATGGGTTATGCTGCGGGTTACAAAAAGAATGTGGACCTTGAAATGTTAGACCCAACAGGTGTTGTTGTAGAGAAATGGATTTTAGAAGGGACTTGGTTAACAGGTGTTAACTTCGATTCATTGGCGTACAACACTGACGCTTTAGCTAGTATTTCAGCAACACTTCGTATGGACCGTTGTGTACTTGTTTACTAATCACATAAAATTTCAGTTAAATATATTAATAATCCACGTCTTATGGCGTGGATTTTTTGTTTACTATTTAAAAAAAACCTTTGGTTCGTATATTTTCTTATAAAAGAGAAATTATATGGAACCGAATATTATTGATGCAGGAACACAAAATTTTAACTTACCCCACGATGTAGTATCACTACCTTCAAAAGGTTTGTTTTACAAATCAAAAAAGAAATCTATTAAGGTTGGTTATCTAACCGCAAATGACGAGAACAATTTAATTGGTTCCGTTAATAATGGTAATGACAGTATTATCATGACATTACTTAGAAATAAAATTTATGAGCACGATTTACGTCCTGAAGAACTAATTGATGGTGACATTGAAGCTATCTTAATTTATTTACGAAATACATCATTTGGTCCTGAATATAAAGTGACTTTAAATGACCCACAAACTGGTAAATCATTTGAACACACACTTATTTTAGATGAGTTAAATATTAGAAGAACCGAACATCAACCTGATGAATACGGTTTATTTACAACAACATTACCTAAGACAGGTGCTACTGTTAAATTAAAAGTTTTAAGTTTCGGTGAAAACATTGAACTTGGTAAAATGGCTGAACAATACCCAACAGGTAGAGTTGCTCCTACGGTAACTTGGAGATTGATGAAACAGATTGTTGAAGTTAATGGTGACCAATCAAAAGAAAAAATTGCTGAGTTCGTTAACGTATTACCTATTATGGACTCAAAGTATATCCGACAATTTATTCGTGATAACGCCCCTTCATTAGACTTAACCCAAACAGTAAAAGCCCCGTCAGGAGAAATGGTGAAATTTGATATCACCTTTGGGGTTGAGTTTTTTCGGCCTTTCTTCTAATTACCGACAAGTTTTAATTGAGGAATACTACATCCTCTCAAGGTTTATTAGGTTGTCCTATTCTGACTTCCATATAATGCCAACCTACGTGAGAAAATATCTTATTGATAGGATAGTAGAAGATAACACCCCTAAAAACCAATAATAAAAATAAGGTTGGGGGTATTTATTATAAAATACTTTATATATGGCTGAAGACGATTTTAAACCTGATGATATTTTTAGTAAACTTAATGGTGCGTTTGAAGCGGCGTTAAGTAAAGTTGGTAAGGCGATTAGTGATAATCTAGATACCACCGTAATTGCTAAAACTATATTAGATTTAGATGATGCCGCTGTGGGTGTTGCCAAAGCTTTTGGTCAAGGTCGTGAAAACGTCCAAGGTATTAAAGCAGCAATGGCTGACGCTTATATGAGTGTGGTTGCTTTAGGTGGAGATTTAGATAAAATCCAAAAAATCCAAATAGAAGCTGGTCAGGCGTTAGGTCGAAATTTAGTATTATCTTCAGATTCTTATGAAAAATTATATGCCACTGCTCAGGTAACAGGTAAATCTGCAAAAGAAGTTATTGGTAGTTTTAAAGATGCTGGATTCTCGGCTTACCAAGCGGGTTCACAAATGGAAAAAGTTGTTAACCAAGCAAGAGCTGTGGGTGTTAGTGCTGAGGCGGTTAGTGGCAAAGTGTTGGAGAATATGTCCGCACTAAATAAATTTAATTTTCAGGGTGGTGTTGAAGGTATGGCTAAGATGGCCGCACAAGCAACCGCTTTGAGAATTGATATGAGAACGGCTTTAGATTTCGCAGATAAAGTTTTTGACCCTGAAGGTGCTATCGAGATGGCGGCAGCAATGCAACGATTAGGTGTTGCAAATACTGAGTTATTGGACCCATTAAGATTAATGGACATGGCTCAGAACGACCCCGCAGAATTACAAAATCAGTTAGCCGAGATGTCAAAAAAATTCGTTCAATTAGGTAAAGACGGTAATTTTGAAATTGCTCCTGGTGCGAAACGAGAACTTAGAGAACTTGAAAAACAATTACAATTACCTGCAGGACAATTATCTAAAATGGCGTTAGGTGCCGCTGAACTTGATAAAAAGATGAGTTCAATTAAGTTTCCTGACACATTTACTGAAGAACAAAAACAGTTATTTGCCAACATGTCTGAAATGGGTAAGGATGGTGAATTCAAAATTACTGTTGATGGTACCGCAATGAATTTAAGTGAAGCGATGGCTAAAGCGGGTAGTGAAAACGGAGCTGAGTTCATTAAAAAACTTGAAGAAACTAGTAAGCCTAAGTCAATGGAGGAGTTGGCTAAGGGTCAGTTAGATATTTTGACAACAATCAATTCAAATATTAAAACACTAACTAAATTACCAATGGGAATTGCTCGTGGTAAAACCGCAACCCAAGCCTTAGAATTACCTGCTGAGTTAACCACTTTATTATCTAAAACTTTTGATACACAAGAATTAAGTATTAAAAATTTAGGTAAAGGGTTTGATGAAGGTGCTCAAGATATATTAGGTTCGTTAACCAAACTTGCTTCTGGTGAAGGTTCTTTAACTGAGGTATTTACTAAATTAGCTGAAAATGGTGAAAAATTAAATAATTTTGCTCAAGACGCATTCGTATCATCAGCAGAGAAATATAAAGAATCATTAGGGGAGTTAACAAAAAGTAACAACATGTTCTTCAAGTTGACTGAGGAGATTTTTAAATCTATAGGTAAAAGCGGTACCGATTTCATTCAAGGAAAAGACCAAAATTATAATACTCTAAACACACCCCAAGTTGTACCACAAACAGTTAATAGTGCGGTACCAAACGCTCAAAATTTACAGACACCATCAAGTCAGTCGTCAACACCTATAAAAACAGAAAGTACTGTAACAGCAAATGTCAATTTA